TTCCTTCGTGATCGAATCATACGCAAGTAAGTTTGATGCATACGCATTTCTTATTGGACTTATGTATAATCCGCTGTGAGAGATATCACGAATTTTGGATTCCGAAGCGTTAAACACAATTGAGTTCTTGGGCTGTTCGGAATCCGCGTGTCTCCCCAACCGAATCATATCTGTCGGCTGATTTACAACGGAATTCTTTACCATTTAATATACCGACGTATTTTAATTCGCGTATACCAAACCCGCCATACCATTTTGAACTCTGATTATGTTATAATTGACCGCATAAATTGGGTCTGTAATAGTCATAGATTCGCTGATTATCTTCGCTGAATCTAATCTACTGAAATTAAGTGAACCTGTTGGCTGAAGAGAGCTTGTCAATAGACAGAAGCAATACAAAAAGAAATCTGGTGAAGTTACATAGTTTGTGTGATAATAGGCCATTATGTCAATATAATGAGGTTTAGCCCATTTATAATTACCTATATCCAAGCCATTTATGTTTAGTTTGATCCTATTTGAAGTAGATGTAAGAGCACCATTCGATGATGTATCGGAACATGCTATGTATTTTACTGGATGCGAAAAAGTGAGGTCTTGAATATATTCACCCGATGGTATATTCTTTTGAACTTGAGTGATCAAAATATCATGATTTCTCGATGCTATATTACCTCGCTCTTCGTTGTCTAAATAATAGTAATTTGCGTATACTTCGTAGTTTTTTGTTCCAACATTCGATCCCCAATGAATGCGTATTTCTACATTTTGGTATTGTAACGCCACGAGTGGAATGGCAGATTGTGGGCCTTCGCAATGAAAGAAACGAAGTGGGTAGAAATATGACCTGGAACTCAGACCTGGATGTGGACCGTTTGAACTCTTTGATACATTTTGTGCGAATGTATCTATGGCAATTTTTTCGGTAAAATTTGATTCCTGGGAGTCTATTAAATGACCTCCTATGTATAATTCAACCTTATCTATGATGGATGTCCAGTCTGGTGAGTCCAATGCCTCTGAGTTGTCATCCATTACGATATAGACATGTCCGAGCATGTCCCCTGTTTTTTCGAATTTAATCGATGTCATAGCGTTATTTTTCACATGTCCCTGCATCATTTGTTTCTCGACGGACTGTGAAAAATTTGAATGCCGTTTAAATGTCGACGTAAAAAACGATATTTCTGGTGAACCCATGATATGCTCATCTTGGGAACCTATCGCTATCAATTGAACAACGCCTGATGACATTTATAATAGTAAAAGGTAAAAAAACGTACGTACCTAACGCCCTGAATCAACAAATGGAAGATTCTTATTCTTACAAACAAATTTGAACATTAAAATATTATCGGCTCCATTCTTTATAGTGGAACCCGTTTGATCTCGAAGAACACATGTTAACCTGTCAATTTTTCGGATTGGTGTCATGTACTGTGTGGATACATTGTATTGACCGTTAAATACAATTGGATTAGATCCTTCTTGAATGACAGATGCGAAATTTCTATTAAGAATGGTCAAATCAGGTTGACCACCATACAAATTGGAAGTTCTCTGAGAAAAGCTAGTGTCGAGTTCTTCGACTGAAATATGACACACATTAGAAGTGAGAGCATCGATTCGGGCAGAGGAGAGTTTGGCCTGTACGACATTCTCAATTGGCTGTGTCAAATGAACTGTAAATGTGTTTTTACTATCCTGACCGACCGTGTCGACGGTTATCGCGTGATACTCGTATTCAAAGTCTGGGATCATTAATATACCCTTAGATTAAAGATCCACCTATTCCACCTACAATCTTAGCGTCGGCTTGCGCCTTCACGAATTTTTGGTCACCACAGATACCACCTGGGCCGCTAGTCTTCGAGTAGTAACCGGCATCTGGCACACCCGGTACACAATCGATCTTGTGTTCCAAATCGAAAATGGACCCTTCGCCATCTTCGGCGAGTTCGAGGTTAATTGGTCTGGGCTGGTAATAGCTTCTGGCTCTTGGGGACAAAGTCATCAACAAAGACAGCAAACAGAAAACAATCACGATAGCAGTGAGTATGTTTCGGTTGGCGGCATTAAGGTTAAGCTTCATTTATTATGTAATGGATATTTTTATATAAAGTGCGTTAAAGAAATTGGATTAGTTTCAAGGTACAGAGTAATGGACGGAGAGATAATACTCGATAGAAGTCAGGGAAATGTCATGAAGCTCGATGATAATGAACAGGCTCTCATGGATGAGATAGAAATCGAAGCTCCGCGTCCCAGAAGCGCTAGAGTATTACCAAAACCCACTGTGTATAAACCAACGAATCGAATGGCACCCCCACCCATGGAATCCACGGCTCAGGAAGACATCGATGCGTTTGCGAATCCAACGAAACAAACTGCACCACCGATGTATAATGAAGATCCAGTTGACTACGGTGAAATGGAAGAGGTGGAAGAACAGCCATACACCCAAGGCGACTATGTGATGCAGGAAGAAGAGAGACCCTCCCCTGGATACAAGTCAATTGACGAGGAAAAGAGTGATCTTGTGAACAAGCTCAGTCGCCTCGAAAAGAAGGGATTTGCTGTAAACAAGCGACTCAATGTGTATTCCAATATCGACGATTTAAGAACAGAAGTAAAGAGAATTACATATAGTATAGATGTAGAAAAGTCTATTAAATTCTCTAGACGAATGCTTGTTGCGTGTTGTACAGGTTTAGAATTCCTTAACAAGAAATACAATCCATTTGAAATTCAACTCGATGGATGGAGTGAGAACGTGATGGAGTCAGTTGATGATTATGATGAAGTGTTTGAGGAACTTTACGTTAAATATAGGTCTAAGGTTGCCGTTGCACCAGAAATAAAACTTATCATGATGCTCGGTGGTTCTGCGATGATGTTCCACTTGACGAACAGCATGTTCAAATCTGTCATGCCTAATATGAATGATATTTTGAAACAAAATCCTGGACTCGTACAAAACATGGTTGATGCCGTGAAGAACACAAATCCACGCGGCGCGGAACAGCCAGCACCATCATCGGATTCTTCTGGTCAGTATGAAATGAAGGGACCGGGCGTGGATATATCGAGTCTGATGGGTAATATCATGATGCCACCAGCGCCGCCAATGTCGACGACTGCACCAGAACCAATCCCAGCTATTGATGATGACGACGATGCAATTTCTGATATAGTCGAAGCACCAGAAGAAGCAGAAGAAGATGGTGATGTCAAGGAGGTGAAGGTCTCCACGGCCACCAAGAGTAAACGTGGTCGTAAGAAAAAGTCAGTCGAAATAAATTTATAAACATAGAGTATAAATGATAGGGTACTGTCCCATCGAAGAGGAGCCACCTCTGATGGCTCCTCAGGTGCGATCTCCACCAAGAAGATCGGCACCACGAGGGTTTGAGACCGAAGACACGGAGACAAACTATGTCGTATTGTTCTTTATCGCGGGTGTTCTCGCACTCGCCGCGATGGACTCTATTAAAAAGTAAACTGTTCACTTTACCATTCGTACACTACACAAATGGCAAAATGAATTAAAATTTAATGAGGCATTCACCTTTTTCGAATTGGTTGGGTTTTTCTTCTTTCATCTTCGGCATTTTGAAACCACCCTGTTTATACACGCGAAGTCGTTTGTTATACATTGCGTGACACACAGACCATTGGTCAAATATGTCGTATATGTTAGGGTTATTATTCTTACCCTTTGTTTCCCTCATGATGCGACCGATGGATTGGACGATGTCCGATTTCGGTGTTGCAAGAATGACCGTGTCCAGAGAAGGTATATCCAAGCCCTCGTGTGCTTGACTAAAAGTGGCAAAAATTATCTTTTTTGTACTCGATTCCGTGAGATCGGCTTCTTTCATACCACCCATGTAGAGACCGGACCTTTTTGGGAAACATTGATGAAGCATCATGCAGTGTTGGCGTCGATCACTCAATACGAGGATTTGTCTCGTGGATTTCGTGATACGACTAATCAGCCCCACGAGCATTGAGTTTCGTTCCCTATTTTCTGTGAGTTCCGTAATCATCGTGGACAGGGACAGCTTACCGAATCTCGTACACGGCGGTGGATCCCTGAATCTCTGACACTCAAACTCTATGGGAAACACCTCCACGTCTTGTTGGTTTTCTCGTTCTACAGCAAAAAACGTTGGTCCCATGAACCAGTGAAGGACCTTCGTAAGCCCATCTTTTCTATTTGGGGTCGCAGACAAACCAAATATGTGCTTTGGACACATTTTAAATAGGGATTGACTAAACACCTTTGCGCATATGTGATGGGCTTCGTCTACGATCAGTGTTCCTATGCTATCAAAATCACCGAATGTGTATTCTTTGAGAGAAAGTGATTGTAACATTGCGATGACGAAATCACACTCCACATCCTTTTTGTTTTGTTGAACCCGTCCGATCGTCGCACCCGGACAAAATTGTTTGATTCGCTCTTCCCATTGATTTGCGAGGAATTCCTTGTGTACGATGATCATGGTTCTGTATCCCAGTTTACACGCTATCGCCAATGAAACGGTGGTTTTCCCGAAGCCGCACGGTAAGCTGAGGACCCCGTGACCTGCGTCAATAGCCGCAGCAAGTGCGGCGTTCTGATGGGTGGCGTCTCGCAAGGTTCCGTGAAATTTGACACGAGTTCGTATGGGTTCAGGTCTCTTATCTTCCGTTGGCTCTCCCAGTTTACTAATTCCATAGTATCTTGGAACGCAGATTCCATTCTTAGTTGGTCTAAATACCTTAAAAGGCGGTGGGGGGAACCCGAAGTCGTCATTGACTATGGCTCTTACCGTCAGCTCCTTTTTTAATTCGGGAGGTGGATTGTTCACTATGTATCCACTTCTCGTGAGCATTCTACTGTATTAAAGATTGCAAACTTTAATAGAGTACATAATCATGCCATCTGTGAACGTTGAAGATAACATTAAGAAGATTCAAGAAGCCATCGAAGCTACGTATCAAGAGCTTCACAGGCTTCAAGGAAGTCTCCGTGTTTTCTTGGGTTTCCAAGAAAATGGTCTCAAGGAAATTGAGATTCCAGAGAAGAAGGAGGAGGAAGAGAAGGAGTCTGAATCTGCTTAATTACCCACGCGTATCCACTGTGATTGGCGACATTCCAAG